CTACTCCCCGTACTCTTTTGTTAGATCTTCCCAGTCGTTTCTGCTGTATGTAACGTCAGACGGGTAGTTTCTAAAGAAGATAATTACGTTAATCCTTTTACCTGCTAGCACTGTTCGTACCCCGTGCAGGTTTTCTGCGTTACCTCTAAACATAATTAGATCGCCGGCCTCCAATTTAACTTGAACGCCTTTGTGCTCAAAATAGAACTCTCCACCCTCGTAGTCGCTATTGAGCATCAGTACAGCTGAGTAGTGCTCTTCAATGTCTGGCTTGCCTGGATACTTATCTCCGTCATCGTCATGAGCGTGGTTAATTGCTCCGGTGTCCATAACGTTGCCAAACAGCCGCTTAAGCTCAAAGCGGTCGTAGTTCATCTCGTAGTTTTTAGTAAAAGTCTCGTGACAAATATCTACAGCTCTGCGCAGGCAATCGAAGCGTTGATCTTCCTTGTCATGGAATCCGGTCATAACTGGCCCAGCGTGCATATAGTGCGGCCGTAGGTCGGGAGTCAGGTTGTCCATGGTGTAAGAAACTAAGAACTCTAGCTCTTCTTCGTTGAGCACGTTCTTCTCTAAGTAGTAAAGATCTGGCATGTAATTAGCATACAACTATGCAATATGTCTGTGTTCCCTAAAGCTTAAGGTACTAAATATACCATACGGACAAGCGCTATTTTGCTGGTTAATGTACAAAAGGTAGTGTACAAAAACGTCATACAAACTTAGACCTAAGATTGTACGATTATATTAGATTTTAAACAGCGCCGTCGGGAATTTCCATCATGTGTATTCCCCTAAAGGCTGTAGTTACATATCTAGTCCCTGAAATAACCTTTTTTGTTCCATGTTTAACTGTATGGGGATGAAACACGACCATGCCGGGTTCTGGCTTCAGCTCTAAAAATATTTCGTCATCGCTATTTCTATAGTACAGCTCCCCACCCTCGAAATTATTATTTAAATAAAAAACTATTCCATACTCTTTTGTATCAAAGTGCTCCTCCATGTTCTCCCCCTCTTTCCACTCTGTTATGTTGTAAAACTGGATTCCAGAATCGTATGGGTCCACTATGGTTGGTGGTTTTTGATTAGATATTTCTATGTATTCCAAAAAAGCTTGATTGATTAGAGGTTGTATTTTATAGAAATATTTGTAATCGGAAAAGACAGTAATTTGTTTATCGGCCCAGTAGGGCTGGGGGGAGACTAACTGTTTCAGTGTTTTTCTAGATTCAATGGCAATATCTACTAAGGATTTACAGTCTTCTTCAGAAAGTATCCCTCTAGCAACTCCTATAGGAGGATTGTTCCAGATTAGTTCTACTGCCATGTAAACTATTTTAGTATATGATTACGTTATGTACAAATACCTAAATAGCACCAGTGACCTAGGGCAAGAGTCTTATGTATTGACCACCCTAAAAGAGCAAAAAAATGGATATTATGTGGAGCTCGGCAGCGGAGATCCCATATCTGGAAGCAACACTCTTCTGCTTGAAAGGAAGTATGGTTGGACGGGGTTAGCACTAGAACTTAATAAGCATTTAGCTGAAGAGTATAACTCTCAGAGGGCAAATAAATGTGTTGCAGCAGATGCTCTCACTTTTAACTATGAAGCTTACTTTGAAGAAAACAACTTCCCTAAAGAGATTGATTACTTGCAGATAGATATCGATGGGCATGATGAGGGCAGATGCTTACTTGCTTTACTTGCACTTCCAATGCTTAAGTACAGATTTAAAGTCATCACGATAGAGCATGACCTAGTTGTAAACTTTAAAAGGGAGCCAATGAGAAATGCTCAGAGGGAAATTCTACATAGTTTGGGATATACATTAACGGCTCAGTTGGATGGGGAAGACTGGTGGGTAGACAAAAACTTAATCCCCCTAGAAAAAGATGAGCAGCTGCCAACTTATATGAGAAACCCCTATTTTTATGGGGAAAGATAGTCTGAAGTTATGGACGCCCCTATTAAAGTGGTAAAGCACTTCGTTTCCGAGGAAGAGCTGCAGGAAATGATCAAGTATATTGACCTGCTTGAGGAAACCATGGGGGATAAATTCATTAAATGGCAAGACAGTAGACGGTTGGCACTCCAGTTTGGAGTTGACTATATCCACGAAAAGAGCTCTCACCCTGACCTAGAACTCCTGGGTGACAGTAAGGAGTGGGTACAAGACTATTTCTCCAAGGTTATTGAGACCATAAGAACATTGTTTGATGTGCCTGACGAGCTATACATGTCTTCGTTTTGGTTTGCTAAGCAGTACTCTGGCGCAGTTGTTGGCCCACATGAGGATACCGACAGTGGATATAACATGCACTATAAGTACAGCGGAGTCTTGTATCTAAACACCATGACAGATGGCGGAGAGCTGTTTTTTGACCAGTATGACCACTACCACAAGCCCGAAGCTGGCGACTTAGTGTTGTTCCCGTCTCAGGGTACTGGCATGCATAGAGTAGATAGGATCTCTGAGACAAGGTATTCGCTAGTGTTTTGGACTACAGACATAGAGTCAAAGGGGATTCCAAAGTGATAGACGCCCCTACTAAAGCTTTACTCTACGCGCGAGTCTCTACTGCAATGCAGGTGGAGGATGGCGTGTCGATGGACGTGCAAGAGCGCACCTTGAGACAGGCCGGGGAGATGTATGGGTTTACTGAGTCGGAGTTAGTGAAGGAAGAGGGGCGCTCCGGTAAGAACGTGTCTGGTAGGCCCAAGTTGATAGACGCCCTTAAGCGGTTAGACGCTGGTGACGCAGACGCCCTTATTGTTACCAGGATTGACAGACTTGCAAGATCAACTAAAGACTTTCTTGACATTGTGGACAGAGCTGGTAAGAATGGGTGGAGGCTCATTATGCTGGACCTAAACTTAGACACATCTACATATCAAGGAAGATTCGTGGTTACAATTATGTCGGCGCTCGCAGAGATGGAACGAGGCATCATTGCAGAGCGTGCTAAGGACATTCACAAGGATCGGCGAGAGCAGGGATTGGTCTGGGGACAAGACTTGGGCCCTAAGATGGTAATCTCGGCAGAGGTCAGAGAACAGGTATTGGCAAGAAGAGGGGCGGGTATGTCGTATAAATCAATTGCAGACACGCTCAATCAGCAAGGAATACAATCAGCTAGGGGCGGTTCTTGGTATGCTTCCAGCGTGAAGAATATCGTAGACGCCCTTATTGGAGAGGAAGATGATGGCGAGAAAGCGTAAGTCGGGGGAGCCATCGGCACCGAGACCTAATGCGGAGTGGGAATACACCTCTGAGCTGCAGATCAATGGGAGGAACGTTACTCCTGGCACAGAGTTAAAGATCACTGGTGAGCGTGGACGCTATAGGTTTATGCGAGTTGTTCGGACTCCTGAGGGGAAAGAGTGGATCGATGTGTGGGGCGGCCCTAAAGGGTCTGAGCAGTGGAGAAGTTTTAGGCAAGACAGGGTTCGACGGGTCCACTATAAAAATCAAACAGTTGGAAACTTAGCCGCTGAGTATAAACAAAAGCAGGCCGACAAGAAAGCAGAGCTGGAAGATGAGCAGTAAGAAAACTTGCTTGGTCTTGGCAGCAGATGAGCACGTGCTGGATTATGCAAAGACTTTACTGAAAAGCGTAAGCGCGAACTACCACGGCATAGAGAACTTAAAGGTCTTCCTGCTATCCCCTGAAAGGGTGCACTCTCGTCAGGCAGAGTTCTCTTTTCACAACTTAGACGTGGAGTTTGCATATCCCAAAGGCGTAAGACCCCATGAAGAGGATGGCTTTATCGGAAAGATGTACAAAAATAAGCACTTTACTGGAACATCGATATACCGCTACTACGTCGGAAGTGTGTGCTCTGAGTACGAAAAAGCTGTCTACATAGACGTCGACTGCATAATTGTTAGAGACATCCAACCACTTCTTGATCATGAATTAATAAACGCCCCTATTGCTGCTTTCCCTGAAATGCATCTGACGTATTCAGATAATCCTACGTTTAAGAACACTGCAGTGTTTAATAGTGGTGTTATGGTAATTAACTTGGACTACTTTAGAGAAAATAACATCGAAGGTGTGCTGATGGAGACATCTAGAACAATGACTGACTGGGTTGGGTACGCTGATCAAGACGTATTTAATGCAGTTTTTAAGAATAATTGGTCTGTGTTGTCTATTGATTTTAACTATTTGGTAAACATATACCCGGGCGTGGCCGTCCCTAATCCGCTTGTTGTGCACTTTGCTGGTCACAATAAGCCGTGGAAGTCCTCGACCCCTAACACTAAGTGGAAGCAGCTCTGGGAGACATATCACGCTGCTAAGATCTAACCATGAATAAGCCACACTACGACGTACTAATTGCCACCCCCGGCAAGATGGTGCACGCTGAATATGCAAGTAGCCTAGTTGACACGATTAGGTGGCTTGAGTCCGAGAAGCTAACCTATAAGTTCCTCAACAAGCAGGGATCGCTAATCTCCAGCACTCGAGAATCGACAGCTCTAGACTCTTATGTGCCCAACTGGGAGACCCGCGAAGTTGGCGGCGGGGCATATACATATGGCAAGATCTTTTGGATTGACTCGGACATCGAATGGACTGTTGAATCTTTTAAAACAATATACGAAAGCGACCTGGACATTGTCGGCGGGCTGTATCAAACGTCACCGGACGGCAGAGTTGCTGTTGCCTTCTATGACGGAGCCGGACAGCCAACCGTGGTTCGCGAGCAGGATTTCATCATGCTGGACCCGGAGCCGCAAGAGTGTTATGGAGTTGGCTTTGGGTTTGTTGCAATGAAGAGTGGAGTCTTTGAGAAGTGTGATCGGCCTTGGTTCTTGATGGAAAGAATTAAGTGGGCGCACATGGACTTTGAATTGAACATCGGTGAAGACTACTCATTCTGTGTAAACGCAAGACGTAACGGTATACTTACTTACGTTGATCCAACGGTTAAGGTGAAACACCACAAGGAGATTGTCTACGAGATTAGGTAGACATGCTCGAACCACAAAGAGGAGTGTCATGGCTGGAAGTGTTACGGTAATCACGCCTACTATCGGTGGACCTGAATTAGTAGACGCCCTTATTAGTGTGGCAAACCAAGACTACGAAGGTGACGTTACACACCTTGTTGTGGTTGATGGCAAGGAGCATTTAAGTAAAGTTGCTGCAGCCATCGAGATTTCTGGTATATACCCGACGCTGCTAGTTTTACCTGAGAATACTGGGTTTGATGGCTGGAACGGGCACAGAATCTATGCCTCGATTCCGGTACTGGTCAACACCGATTACATATCCTTCCTGGACCAAGACAACTGGTATCTACCAAACCACCTGTCAAGCAATATTAAAGTTATCGAAGAGAACAACATTCGTCTGTCCTACTCGCTCAGAAGTATTTACAGCAAGACTAAAGAGTATTTGTGCGATGACAACTGTGAGTCCCTAGGGCTTTGGCCAATATATGGACGCCCTGAGGCTGGATATCTAATTGACACTAGCGCTTATGTTTTTACTGCAGAATTTATACAGCAGACTTGTTCCCTGTGGCGCAAGGGTTGGTCTGTAGATCGAGATTACACTGTCTCAATTAAAGCGATACTAAACGACAACTTTAAGACAACCGGACTGCAGACCTTGTGCTACAGGTTGAATGGCAATCCAGACTCAGTAACTAAGGAATTCTTTGTAGAGGGAAACAAACTGCAAGAGCTTACGTACTCGTCTAAATTCCCTTGGTTGAGAAATTTAGATCCTAAACCTAAAAACTAATCTGTGCAGGACAAGAATGTGGTCAGGCTGCATCTCCAACCGTCTGTAACTTCTAATACTTCATGAGGCATGTCAGATGGAGCAATTACTAGGGTGCCTCTTGTTGGAGTTACTCTTGGTCCGGCATCGTATACTAAGTCTCCTCCAGAAAATTCACTAGGGTCGCTCACATAAAACACTAAAGCAAACTCGTGGCAATCTACGTGATTATTAAACGTATGCCCGATGGAATAAACGTGAATAGGGTCATATGAAACGCTGAGCGGGTGAAAGTTTCGTTTAGGGTTATCTATTGCTTCTAGATAGAGAGTTAACGCGCTTATAGATACTTCTTTTACTTTTTCAACCAAGTCTATAATGTGATCTGGAGCAAATTGTGTGTGGACATTTTTTGTGCCCCAGAAGTCTTTTAATGCTGTGACGTCTCTGACCAAGTTATTGTCTAACTGAATAAAGTTTTTTTCCCCGTAAATATCTTGATGCTCTCTGGTTTGCAAGGTTTCTGCTTTTTTTGCCTCTACAGCATAGTTATGCAAAGTTATGCTATCTTCGTCTGAGATCAAGTTTCGTATGACGGCTACTTTAGTGCCATTTAAAAATTCTAATTCCATTTTGCTATTTTATCATGCGGCATTTAGGCGTTTTGCGGTTTTATACAATCCTGCAAGCGGTATACTGATTATCGTGTTGGTAGTAGTCTGACACCTGCCCTTATAGCTCAACGGTAGAGCGCCGCTCTTGTAAAGCGGAGGTTGTGATCTCGGAATTCACTGGGGGCTCGGGCGGTCGGTATCTGACTATCCAGTTCTTTCTAATCATTTTTCCCGATCAATATTGGCGCTGAATGCTGTTTGGTCCTATACTTAGTAGTCTAGCTTATAAGTAGAAAGAACTAACAATGTCTTTAGCCGAGCACTTTACTGAACACGGCAGCATCGGAATGTATGCATCTGTTGTTTGCACAGATGAAAGCATCTATGAGGGAACCATCATTAGAGAGGTCAGTAACGGTCTATGGTTCAGTGTAGGCAGTAATCCAGACCGAGTAATAATGTTTCCTTGGACCTCCGTAAACCGTGTAGTTCTTAAGAAGGCTGCAGATTTTTAAATGCTGTAAGGGTATTTTTTATACTTCCCTAAGTACTCGCTTAGTTTTTCTTCTGTAATGCTTACTAGAGTCGGGTGGCTAGAAAGATGCTGCTGACAAAAACTTAACCACTCTTTGTAGAAATCTTCGGGAAGACTTTCTTGCTGGTGCGTTGGATAGCACTTTCTTAGAAAGATTTCTTCGATAGACCAAGGCCAAAATACATCGTGATTTATTCGCTTCGCTAGCGCGTCCATATCACTAAGCTTCCAGTTATTGTCTTGATTCTCATAATGGTCCGGCAGTAGGCAGTCATACTTTTTACTTGAAGAATAGCTGGAAGCGTCTTCGTTAATAATTATCAACTTTTCATCTAGACCGTTTGTCGAAATGTATTGGTCTATAACATCGCTACTTACTTCAATAACTGTAACGCTTTTTACTTCCTCTTTTTGGACTAACGCTTTGGCTAGGATTCCAAAACCGAGTCCGGTAATTAAAACATCTCCGTACGCAAGATCAAACTGAGAATGCAGGGTGTCTTTGGAATGCGAAAAATCAGAAGATGTTACCATCCACTGTGCTCCGTCTACATATAAAAAGTAGTGCTTGCTATTTTCTATGTAGCGTATTTCAGTGTTGCCTCGGAAGCCAGGCACTATCTTTGGCATTTCTGCGTTGTAGATTGTCAGCTTTTCTGGCATTTAGATCATTTCTTTGTTAGTGCGTTTTGCTAAATCTTTTGATGAATTTAGTTTATTCTAGATCTGCCTGTGGTAGTCTATGTTCATGAGCCTAAACGATTTTGAGTATGTAGATCACCCTTCAACCTTTTCTACTTTTGAAGAGGGAGATATGGAAATCTTTGAGCTAAGCGTAGCTAAGGCCATTCTCCGTAAGGAGGAGGCCTATCGTGCAATTGACGCGCTTGCGGACTCTACCGGAGAATCTTGGTTTGAACTTGGGGAAAAGCTGGCTGAAAAGAAATTTATGTCTGTACTTGACAAACTTGAAAAGAGTCTGCTAGATTCTGAGGAGGACGCCCTTATGACGATCCACCTAATTAGAAAGATGGTAGAAGAAGAAAATGAGCAAGAATAACGAGCCTACTCCTAACTACTCCAGCGATCAGATTGCTGATATTTACGCAAAGCTAGAGGTTGCAAAGATGCTTATGAAGATGGGCGCTGACATGGCCAAGCAGGCGGAGACTGATATTAAGTTTTATCGCATGACAAACAGTGTTGCTGACGACGAATAGTAGTCGGCGGTGCCTAGGGCAAAAAAGTCAAAAACAGTAGACGCCCCTATTAATGTAGTAGCGGGCGAAGAAAAACTGGTTATGTTTGGGTGGTGCTCTACCAAACAGCACAAAGATTGTGTGATTGAATTTACGGGGCATAAGTGTTCGTGTGAGTGCCACGGGAGCGAGGGTGAAGATGGTCAACTACAAGAAGAAAGCGTTAATCCTGCAGTGCAGTAATTGCAAGGACGTGATTCAGTCTCAGTATAGAAGGCACTTTGCAGCGTGCCACTGCGGAGAAGTGTTTACTGATGGCGGAGATGACTATGCTAAGTATGGAGCCAACCCTGGATTTGACTTTGTAATCTTAAAAGAGTTTGGAGTGCAGATTGAAGAAGTGGATTAACGTCGAGAAGTATGGCCCGACTATTGACCCGAGCAGATTCCTAGGGGCCGTGGTTCACCGTGCACCTAGGTATTTAGGGGTCGAGATCTTCTTTGGTAGGTGTATATACGAGATTTGGATAGGACCTAAAAGATGAACCGAGAAGGCCACTGTCATTTCAAAGGCTGCGAGAAAAGAATCAAGGCCAAAAGGTTGTGTCAATATCACTACTACAAAGAGCTCTACCCTAAGAATAGGGATAGACCGAATGTCTTCCCTAAAAAACACCCTAAGCCCGAGGTCTTGGGTAGCGATATTTGGGACCTAATCGCTAAAGATTTACAGTCGGGTAAGCTTACTATTTAAGTGTTAGAATTATCGAACCTAAGTTAGGAGAGATATGAAGGTACTAGTTAACCGTTGCCCGCACGGCTTCACTCTGTCAGAGGCTCAGAAGGAGCTGTTTCCGGAGCTAAAGACCCACCCAAATATGCAGGTGTCGGATGTTAGCCGCACAGACCCTAGGCTCATTGCGTCCTTTGAGGCTGGGGATAACCGTGGAGATGGCGGATCTTCTCTCGCAATCGTAGAAATTCCAGACAACGCAAAGTTTGTGGTAGTTCCTAGAGGTGGCTATGAGACCCTAGCTTGGACTACCGGAGACATTAACTACGTCTAAAGGTTAGATATGAAAATCAAGAACCCGTATCCTGAGGGCGACCCTAACTACGAAATCTTTATGCAAGGTGTTGCCGCTGAGCGTGCCCGACTCGAGAAGATTATTCTGAGCTATCACCAGATGTTTGGTACTGGAAAAATTGAAGAGTCAACGGCAATGATGGAAATCAGAAATATGTATGACTTTATTGTAGAAAAGAGACAAGTGTAGTGTCGTACGCTGACAAGTTTGATCGTGAGATTGAGCTGGTAGATGTGACCGAAGCTCAGGAGTTAGCGGTAAAGGTAGTTATGAAAGAAGGCGAACTCAAATTTAGAGACGCCCTTATTGAGTCACTTGAAGCTGAGTTGGCTGAAGAAGAGAAGTCCCTGAATCCGGATTGGGTTGATGGAGTGAGATACTGCATTAAGCTAGTTCGTGAGGGAGACTTCAATGTCAACGAGTAATGAAGGTTTAACTTTATATAAGTTCGAGACTCTTGAAAAAGATGGCTTCAATCGAGTCGATTGGATTTGGATTGATGAAGATGGGCTAGCAGATTACTTAAGCTCTGCAACTATCTATCGAGAAGCAACTGAAGAAGAGGTTTATCTCTACGAAGAAGCTTTTAGTTATGGAAAGATGCTCGGGACGGTCGAGACTAGCTATCTAAACCACAACGGTGTGATGTTTAAAATTGATGGTCTTGGAGGAAATTCCCTAGAGGAAGACCTAAAAACCGTCAAGGTTTTTACTTGCGCCAGATGTGATAATCAGAAAGAGTTTGACTCAGACGTAGCAACTTCACATGGGATGTACTTGACTGAATTAAAAGATAATGTCTTGTGGCACGTATGTTATGCCTGTGTGATGCTGCAAACAGAAATAGAGAGTATAGAATTTAACTCTAAAGAAGAGGACTAAAGCATGGACATTGAAGAATTCAAAGAAGCAGCTAAGCCGTTCTATACTGAAACCTTTCAGGTGCTAGTTAAGAAGCAAGCAGATTATGGTCCTAAAAACATCAGCCAGTCCCCTGGTGGACCACTAAACGGTCTTCGTGTTCGTATGCATGACAAACTTTCCCGCATTAATCACTTGATTGATAACGGTGCAACGCCTGAAAACGAAAGTTTGCGAGACTCTTTCCTTGATCTTGCGAACTATAGCACTATTGCAATGATGGTGTTGGACGGCAAATGGCCGGAGAAGTAGAGAAATCTGACGAAGACCTACGTCAAGAAGGCCGCGAAGAGATCTTAGAGTGGCTTAGACAGCGTGAAATTGTGAACTATAGCACAAGAGATGGAAAATATTTCATCTGGAATAGGCACTCTGAACTCTTATTGATTCTCCCCTGGGAACCTAAGGGTCTCAACTAGCTAGTTTTATGCTTTGATAAACTAATTACAAGTTCTGATCAAAGGTTAATTATGACTAATCACCCACCTGCATTTGCCCGTGAAGCTGAAGAGCAAGGCAAATGGAATAGCGGCTTCAAGGCTGGAATTGCTGAAGCTATCCACGAGATGGATATGGCTGTAGAAAAAAGCGAAGATCTAGAGGGTCCCACAAAGCAGTGGGTTGCTGAGTTCTCTGCAAAGCTAAATAAGAAATACTCCTAAGGCTTTCTGATGGGGACTCCGTTCTCTAAAGATGAAATCCCCGGGTTAGTTAACAACTACGTGCACTTTGCGTCCCCGAAGTTCTGGGGAGATCCAGAGTGCGTAAGCGGTAAAGTCAAATATGTTGACTCCTCGAAAGACCCTAAAGTGCTGTACGTGCAACCTTATGGAGTAAGATATTCTGTACGTGTTGATGTTACCTGTTATGACATCGCAGAAAAGATAGAGGAAAATGAGCAGCATTCGAGCCACTGAGAACCAGATGCGTAAGCTCCAGAAGCAGCGCCACCTCTATGACATTCAGATGATGGTTTTGAGTAATCCGCTATTTAAGAACTTAAACAAGCGGGAACAGAAGCAGCTAGTAAAGCTAATCTACAAAGCCGAGATGATCGAGAGCTACATGCGTGATAGGCAGATTCTCCGCGTCAATGAGTCTTTCGATGACATTGTAGAGAACGTAGCTCGAATGCTAGATGACATGAACGATAATGAGCGCCGTGATGGGGATGACGAAGACTATAAATAAAAAGCCCCCGGTTGGAAAGCCGAGGGTTTCTTTATTTAAGCTGGTGTGTCTGGATCTCCACCTGAGTAATCTAGGGTAAAGGTTTGGGTGCTAGGGGTTCCACCATCAACATTGCTTACGTAGGTAGTTGTATCTGGAGCACCTGAGTCGCCACCAATTAATCCAAACTCCGCAAGGATATCTACTACTGCTTCAGTATCAACACCTGCTGCAGAAACCCAGGCGGCTCCATCGTAGACAACAATCTGAGATAGATCGGTCCTAAAGAAAAGGTCTCCAGAACTGCCTGTTGCAGGATTGGACGTACCCGAAGGCAGTCCTACTGGAGTTAAAAATTTCTTGGCCACTAGCTTGGATTCTCTCTACTTAGTACTTGTTGCTCTGGATTGCTCCACGCAAAGCTGCAATACTCTGTGGACCCCAAGTGCCGCCAATGCGACCCTCGTAACCTGCACGAGCAACTAGCCTACGCTGGACGCCCTTATAGGTGTTAGGACCTGGAACGCCATCAACTGCACCTGCATATCCGAAGGAAGCAATTGAACGCTGAACTGCTGCCCATGTAATCTTACCTGGATCTCCGTCAACTGCGCCTGAGTAACCGTGATCGCGCTGGAGGATGGTCTGGAACTTCTTCCAGTCTTCAACGGTCAGCTCCTTAGCAGAGTCTGCAACTAGAGGCTTTACTTCTGTCTTCTCTACTGGCTTCTCGGCAGGAGCTGCTGGACGCTTTGCAACTGGAGGCTTAGCGATGATTTCCTTAGCTTCCTTCTTGGTTGGCTTTGCAGCAACATCGCCGCCATTGGCAATGATTGCCTTTTTTAGGTCAGCCTTTGATGTAGTTGGGCCAAAGACGTCCTTAACGCCCTTGCCTAGAGTTGCGTGCAAATGTGCCCCGCTCGAGGCGCTGCCGCTGTTTCCGATCGCCATGCCGTGGGAAACGTCGCCAGCCTTTAGCTTGTCGCCAACCTCTACTGCAAGTGCTAGGTCAGCATCGTGAGCTCCGTTGCAGTTGATGCCGCACTTCTTGCAAGCAAGGTGGCAGTAACCGATGTACCAGATGTTACCCTTCTTGTCTGCAGCGGACTGAACTACAACCCAGCCGAGAATCTTGCTGAACTGAATAAGCTTTACTGTGCCATCAGCGATGGCAGGAATTAGGGTCTTGCCCTTGTTTGATCCACCTGGTGCCCAGTCGGTACCAGAATGGGGCTGCATCTTGTTCTTACGTCGGTAGTCCGAAAGTGTTCCGTACTCGCCGGTAATTGACTTCTCTGGAAATGGCATTACCCAAGACATTTGTCTTTCCTTCCAATTCTTTGTTTAGTGGGATAAATCTGTACTTTAATTTTACCGCGAGTACCTAAGAGCGAGTTTTTCTTTGGCTGCTCTGTGGCATCTAGCGTTTATGTAACTGCGTTGGTAGGACTGGAACTGGTTGATTCTGTATTGATAGTCGGCAACGCGCGGAAACGGGGTGTGCTTAGATCGGACTGGACGCTTACCATAGTAGGCCCTTGCGGCAGAATATGCTTCTTGTCTTAAGGCTTTCGTCTCTGCTTGGAAGAAGTACACCAAGTAGAGGAATAGGCGGGAGAGTCCTCTCATGGAGCTAATTTTACCGCAGAATTAAGATAGCGATTCGGCTATGTAATCTTCTAGCTTCAGTTTCGGAGCCCAGCCTAAGAGTTCTCTTGCTTTAGAGTTATCTGCCAGAGTCTCTCTTGCCTCCCCTGGGCGGGCTGGTAGGTGCTGGTGGGAGTCAGAAATTAGTCTAGCTACCTGATTTATCGAATAATTATGACCTGCACCTATATTAAAGATCTCGCCTTTGAGTTCGCCTTGGCAGTTCATCGCGGCAATGTTTGCCTCAACGATGTCGTAAACGTGCGTAAAGTCGCGTCTTTGCTCGCCATCGCCAACAATAGTTAAAGGCTGACCTGCTGCTTGTTGCTGAAGGAACTTTTTAACAACGGTTGTGTATTCACCAAACTCGGACTCTCTTGGACCGTAAACATTAAAGTAACGAAGACTGGCTGTCTCTAGTCCATAAAGTTCTGAGTAAACCTTACATAGCTGTTCGCCTGCTAGCTTGGATACTGCATAGGGGCTGAGAGGCTTCGGGCACATGTCTTCAGTGTGCGGGGGCTGGTGAGACCCATATACGGATGAAGTCATTGAATAGATAACGCGCTTTACGCCAGCTTCCTTGGAGAGCTGTAAAACTTTAGCAGTGGCATTTACGTTATTTATAATGCTGTCTTGTGGGTCGTGTATTGAGGGCTGAACCCTAGCTTGACCTGCAACGTGAAAAACATAATCAACGTCTTTATAGCTGTCCACTGTGTGGGTTCTATCATTTATATTGACAAGTCTGCCTACAGCATTTGGGTTTAGTTTGGGCTTAGTGTCTACGCTTATTACGTTGTGACCTAGCTCGACTAGTCTGTCGACAAGGTGCGACCCAATAAAACCGGAACCACCGGTAACTAAAACTTTAGACATAAAGAGTAGCTTATCAGCTACTCGTACTTAGGTTTATGGAGGTCATGGATAAAGCCCCAGACAAACTCTTCGTATTGCTGGGGCGTCATCTTTTCACCGCGCTCTTTTTCCCATTTGCAGGCAGCTGCATCGGCTAAAGCAAACTTCTCCTCGTTGGAGAGGTTGGGGAACAAGGTTAGTCTTCTTTGTCTTCTTTTTCATAGCGTAGTGGGAATGTGATTACCCAGACGCCAAGAGTGATCCAAATAAGCATACCGACAACATCCTTAGCGGAGCCTTCGAGTACAACCCACGCAACGAACATACCGAGCAGGGTCCATGCCTGGTCGATCATGTCCTTGAATAGTGACTTAAGAAAGTGAATCATTTAGTTTCCTTTTCTGAATTAGTTCGTCAAAGTTCTTGACTTTTGTATCTCCCAGATATGACCAGGCGTAGCCTGAGGCAATTAATGTGTCGTTGATGGAAATCTTTGTATCGTCAATGTAGAGCCAGCCAAGTACGCGACCATACTTCTCCGAGGAGTCTGGCTTCTCGGTTTTAATGACGATTGTTGTAGCACTAGAAAGCATTTGCTTGAGCTTTGCTTTGGACTCTAGGCCAAGAGACTTTTCGTACTTGTCTGTGGTGCGTGACTCAGGGGTATCAATGCCCGCGAGTCGGACGCGCTTAAATATGAAGATATCGAAACCAAGATCAATCTCTACGTCAATGGTGTCACCATCAACAACGTTGATTAGTTTCTTTACTCTGTACTCATACATTATGGTCTCCTTGCTGCAGATGCTGCTGCGCTGGTAGCGGCCGCGGTTGCAGTCATTGCAATCTGGCCAACGATGACGGCTGCGATAACAACCTTCTCTGACTGCTCGCGGACCTGTGGGGACATATCTGCACCCGCGTTACCTAGAGCGTTGAATGCTTCGGCCAATGCGACTACTGCAGCACCAACCACTGGAACTGCTGCTAGCTCTTCGTCAATAACAATGTCGTCTGCTTGAGCCACAACTAGAAGTGCTTCCAGAGCAGCTTCATATTCTGGGGAACCTTGCTCGGCATCTTCAAAGACTTCGAGGGCAGCTGCAACAATCAACTCTTGCTGCTCTGTAGTTAGGTCCTGAGGAGCAATAGTTGCCAATTCTTCAACTAAGGCTTCGATGTTCTCTGCAGTGATTGGCTCTGCAATCTCTACAACTACTGGTTCTTCAGTTGGTGTAGGTTCTTCAGTTGGCTCCTCTGTGGGTTCTTCCGTAGGTTCTTCGGTAGGTTCTTCGGTAGGTTCTGGTGTTGGTTCTTCTGTAGGCTCTTCAGTTGGCTCTTCGGTAGGTTCTGGCTCTACTGTCGGCTCTTCGGTCGGAGTCGGAGTAGGCTCCTCGGTTGGCTCTTCAGTAGGTTCCGGGGTTGGCTCTTCAGTAGGCTCTTCAGTAGGTTCTGGTGTGGGTTCCTCTGTAGGCTCCGGAGTAGGTTCTGGCTCTACCGGGGTTGGAGAAACAACTGGTGGAACAACTGTTGGCGTTGGCGTTGGAGTCGGGGTAGGTAGTATTACTGGTTCAACGTAGACAACTTGAGCAGTAACTGGGGTGGAGTTTTGAGAGTAGATGCTCTGAGAATCGTTGTCAGCGCGAACTGTGAATGAGTAAGTAGTGTTAAGACCACCAGTTGTCTCGAACTGTTGCTTACTGATTGTGTAAGAAGTTGTGGTAGACGCTACTCCCCATCCTGCTTGCCCTAACTGCCATGAGACTGCGTAACGCTCTACTGATGTTCCAAGTGCAACTGCTGGGTCCCAGGTTAGCGTGGCTGATCCGTCTTCATTAGGAGTGACAACTAAATTTGTTGGAGCCTGTAGAACTGGCACTACGTTTCCGGTAAATACAAAGTCAGTGATTGGGGTGGTAGCTGAAGCTACATCTGCATTGATGTTGAACTCTTGATTAGAAGTTCCGTTCCACTTGTAGTACTTCACAATTGTTGGGTTGTTGATGAAGGTGTTTCCAGTGAAGGTAGACCAACCAGGGAACTTTTGACCATTGTTGTAACCATCATCGTTGTAGATGGCTGTTCCGTTGTTGCGGAAGATGTTGTTCTGAATTAGACGGTTGTCTGTTCCCATGTTGAATGACGGTGGCATCCAGACGTTGTTGTAGTAAGCGATAGCGTTATTGGTGAACGTTGAGTTCTTAATAACAGTTCTGTTAAGTCCAGTTATGTTCGCAGCATATGTGTTGTCAGTAAATGTTGAACCTTCGATCCATGTGAATCGGTAGCTGTTAATAGCTGAGCTGTTGTTTGAGAAAGTTGAGTTGTAGATGTAGGTGCGGTTCTGGAATACAGAGTCTGGCTGTCCGACCCATGAGGTGGCCCCTACAGGAAGACTTGGGGTT